TCATTGATCAACACATTTACATTCTTGTTATACCATGTTTGAAATTCCTGTGATTGTTCAGAAAGCATTTTACTTTCATTAAATTGTATTGTATTTGTTATATTCATGATAATATGATTATTGCGTTTGCGTTGTTATAACCTGTTTGAATTAAAATGTCATTTATAACTAGTTCCGTTCCTGTCGGTAAAGTAACCCCAATTATTGATGTCTGATCGTAATTAGTAGCACCTATTGTTACAGATATACTAATGCAATTAGTCATTAACTGTACACTTGAAATCGTTTTACTTGATGTCCATTTGAACCTCTGCGGATATACAATACCATTTGCACCGGTTTTAAAAAGGGATATATTTAGAGGTGCAGGTGTTCCGTTAGTTCCCTGCGCTCTTATTCCTGTATCCGTTGTACCATAATACCAGTTACCATTTACGCCAATTGTTGGCGTTATTCCATTAACAGCAGTGGGTATTGTAGGTTTATTTTTTATAAAGTCTTTTGCGGTATCGTCTGTTTGGTTGAAGTCTGATTGAATTTGGGACGCTTGTGATTTCTTCACATAAACATCTTCCCAATCAGGATAAGCCTGAGGGTCGGCTATATCGATTCTACGCCTTAAGGTATTGCTATCATCATTCCAAACTTGAAGGATACTGACATCTTTAGTTATGGATAACCTCCCTGATCTAAATCCGGTAACTGCGTATTCGCCATCTATCAGATCGGTTCGGTTAAGGTCTTCCCATGTTGCAATAGGTAGGGGAATAGGTATCCCAAATTCTATGAACCAATTACCCCATGCACCATCATGCTGTGTATTTCGGTATTTAATTCCATTCTCAAAAGTGATTTCACTTATAAGACTTTGTCCATGTTCGGCCTCCTCAAAAGATGAGTATCTAATTTCAAGATTAAAATTATATTGTTCATTCCATGGGGCAACTAATGTTATTCCAAAAGAACCCGGATAACCGATTGTATCGACACCTGTAATATCATCAAAAAGAAATGTCCCTTTTTTAAAATAGGTTTCTTTTATATTTTTGCCATCCTCATCAGACCCGGCACTATTAGAATAGCCCGCATAGGATGAATAGCCGGCTCTCTTTGATAATACGACATCAGCTTTAGTAGTTGATTCAACACCTCCTACATTTTCGTATACATTTTGACCTGAATAGTCAGCCTTTGATTCAACCGCATCAAGTATTGCAGCACCGGCATCACCAACACGTTCAGCAGTATTTGCCTCTTTACCTTTTTCATTTCGTATTTGTAGCCACAATTGTCGGGCAATGGTTGTTAAACTCATAATAGTTTATTAATTAAATTGGACATGCAGTTGCATCATACACCCGTGAACCATCTGCCGAAACAATTAGACCGGGATACTGACTTTGATAATTTGCCTGTACATATGCAGCATAATCCGTTGCGCGGGTGTTATAATCAGCCGTTGACATCTTAGCCAGTTCATCTGCCGTAACAACCGGATAAGTCACGCCCTGAGTAAAGGTAGCCATGAATGGCAATACGTTCACTGATTGCTGAACTCCGTTTAATTTTACTGTTACCGTTAGCGTTTTAAATCGCTTGTATCCGTTATTTATAAATGCCATTATCGTTGTGGTGTTAATTCATTTGTATAATTATATGAGCTATCAGAATTAGGAGTAATACTTACTATATCAGCACTTATTATTCCATAATCGCTTAAGAACGCTTCTGACTGTGAAGTACCGAGTGGCAAATAGAAATTATAGTTACCATCTTGTCCGGTATGTGCAATGCTTAGATTTACAACTATTGTTACATTCGATGCAACCGTATAATCACTTTCTACATATGCTCCATATCCCGAAAAGAAAACACGAATATTATTATCAATAGGTCCGACATCTGTTTTTTCGCAAATAGGATCAGTCCATGAAGCTTCATACGTTATTCCATTCAATTCACATACAGGGTCAGTCCAGGCAATTTCATATGTCACTGTTGTTTGTCCGATTGAATACCGTTTCCCTTTAAGCTTATATTTTTCAAGCAATGAAACAAGTAATTGACCATTGACAGTTATTCCCGAAGGTATGTTTACAATAAAATCAACTATTATTCCATCACCGTCTGTTATATAAATCGTTTTCAAGAAGTTTCCAAATAACCGGTAATTCAATATAGCTTCAATATACATCACCTGGCACGTCATTGCAGCCTGTAACCTCATATCTGACTGCCACGCTTTGAACTGTTCATATTCAAACGTTAACGGTGTAGATACAGCCTTATAGATTGCAACCAGACTTTCTGAACGCAGGAAAGTAGGCATTAACAGATTTACCAGTTTATTAAAATCTATATTCATACTATGTGTGGTTGATATGTTGGTGTGATTACACCCAGTTGAAACCAACCGTTTGTACTTTCAAAAGTTCCCCAGGTCTGCTTAACTACTGTGTTAATTTTAAATTCAGTAATTGAAATATCAACTACACCATCAACGATCTGTATTGCATCCATCAGTTTTGTAATATTCAGTTTTCCACCAAAGTCATTATCATTCAAATTTGAAATAAATGCCTTTATTGCATCAATGACCGGATAGTTCGCTGCAATAATTAACTTTCCTGTTGAGTCGAGAACAAGCGGATTATAATCCACCGTGATTCCAAAGTCAACCACATCACCGGTTCCGGTTATTACTTCTACAAGAACGCCTGCCGGTTTAATCGAATTGGCATACGCTTCAAACAGAACCTTATCATCATTTGTAAGTGCTGTAATATCAGTCCCGGTTTCAGTAGCTACAAACAACTGAACTTTACAGATACCATCTACATTTTGCCTAACGGCCGACCTTTTTATAATTTGCTTTGAAATATCAATTGTTGCATATCCAAAAATGAATGTTACAGGATTCATGACGAGACCTATTCCTTTTTGAAACAACATTACCTGAGCATGCCACCATGAAGAATTAGCGATATAAGCCCCTTCAACCTTATTCTGTATTTCAGTTTTAAAAAGGTCTAAAATCATTTCAAGACTCCACACCGCAAACGCAAAGGCATAAAATATCATGCTTTCAAAACTTACTTTTGAAAATAGACCATCGAAACCAGTTACGATATCCTGAAAACCATAAAGTCTTTGAATTGCAGGCTGTGAAATATATGCGTTGCCTATTTCCGTTTTAATGTCAGCAATTAGTCGTGCCATAATTAATTAAATGTAAAGTCAAATGTATAATCAAAAATCCGGTTAGTACTGCCCGGACTCGAACCTAATCCGGTAGCCGGCTTAATTTGTTTATCCTGGTAATAGGTAGCAATTTGTTTATAAAGAATCCCTGCCGGTAAAAGAACCATTTCTGAAGTAAGTTCATCAGTTATTCCGATTGAGTTGATTAATGCCATTTCAAATGCCGCTTCAGCAGAACCTGAAACCTGAATAGCGATATCGAAAAGAGTTTGCCCGGATACCGATTTTAGAACATTGTTCTGCATAATTGGACTAACACCAATAAGTGAGACCGGAACACCGCTTGATTCAACCGTTTGTGCCCGACTCGATGCCGGCTTAATTTGTTTGTCCAGGTAATAATTTGAAACAGTATCGTTCAACACCTGAGATAATTTCAGTTCGCTTATTGTATCCAAGTCATCAGTCAAGTTCAAATCATTCAATAATGCCATGGAAAAAGCTGCCTCAATTGAGCCGGCTGTTTGAATAGCTATATCGAAAATGGATTGACCTTGTAATGCTTTCATGATACTTTTTTATTGTTTATTCGTGGGGATCCTGTAGATATCACTTTATAACATTATACTTTTTCAACAAATAGTATACGAAACATAATCCGGATAAAATCAAAATTATTATACTGATCGTAACCCAACCAGGCGTTTTTGTTTCTTGAGTAAGTTGATCGGATGTTTTCAGTGAAACATCCGATTTACCTTTATCTGTTATCGACTCATCAAATTTAAAGTTCGACTTATCTTCATTTCGTGTCAGATAATCTATATTACTATTATTGTCAATGTTGGTATTAAGGTTTTTTTGATTGACTCTATGAGTCGTTTTCTTATTCGTAGTGGTTGATATCAGATATTGATTACCGGTTGAATCAGGCTTTGAATAATTGGTAGTCGTGTTTTCTTCAACAGTTGTTTCTTCAACAGTTCCGGTGTCGTTTACCTTCACAGTTCCTGACTGGCTTTGTTTTGTTTCTGAAGTATTCGTGATATTCAAAATGGAATCAGCTGACAGTTTAGTGGACAAATTCGCTGCTGTTTTTACTTCAGCTTTCGAAGTGGTAGTTTGCTTCACTGTACGACAACTCAATGTGATCAGCGAGAGTACCATGAGAAAAAGTAGTTTTTTCATATCAATCAATTTTATTTAGTTCGAGTAAAGCCGGGCATTTATCAGCTCCGGGACAGCTTTTTGCCTTATTTATCGCACGTGTCAATTTACTGACTTCTGTTTGCAATGATTTAGCCAGGCTTTCAAATGATATTGCCAGTTTTTCAAATTCTTCCATTCGGTCTGTCAATGCTCCTATCCGTTGACCATCAATGGCAGACTTTTCATCTGATAGCTTTTTCCATAGTTCTGCAATTTCTTGCACGTTAAGAATTCTCTTACCTTCATTCTCAATTTCAGTACCGGTAGCTTCAGCGTTAGCCTTTTTAGCCTCTGCAGCAACTTTGTTCTTTTGACTTTTTAGTGTCAATAGATTTATCATCCAATTACCACCCAAAATGGTAGCAACTAACAGGAGTATTTTTTCTGTTAAATTCATTCTATTCTTTTGTTAGCTGTGAAGTACCTGCCACTGCTACACAAGTAGCAACTACATATCCTAAACCGGTTATTAAAACAGAGTTTAAATTTAAACTCATAGTCGAATTTACAACTAAAACAGCCGCACATGATCCACCAATTTTTAATGCGTACCTTTTCAACTGAATGAAAAACTTTGGTGATTTTGCGTTTAAGCGTTCAATTATTGTATTCATAACTATCATTTTGTAAAATATAATGTAACTTCAGCTTTACGTCTCTTTACAAGTCCTGGTAATACCTTACCACCTCCATGAATCCAACTATTAAACTGATTAGCTATTGATGGATCATTTGTATTTGCCAATACTTTTTTTAATAGAGTACTATCACCCAATCCTTCAGGAATAGTATCAATATCAATATCAGAACCACAGTTATAAGCAAAATCAACCAACGCATCAAACTGATTTTGTGAAAGCTTAACCGATTTAGTAAGAAATGTCACATCCTTTTCAAATGCTTGTAAGTCCCACAAAAGAATCTGGTCAGCTTTTTGTTGAGTAATAGCAGGATCTTTCATAGATACTCGAACTCCATTTGGGTAACGAGTACTACCCCAACCAATCGTTGGGATACCTGCAGGACATAAATATGGTTTTAATTTACACCCCTCAAATTGTTTTACCAATAATACTGCTTTAACTGATTTCATATTAGTAATCTGCTTTTACCTCCATACCGGAAGTAGTTATACTTAATTTATCCACTTTTAGTCCATCCTTTGCAAACTCTTCACGTATGGCCTTTTTCCATTCGTTCAGGTCATCATCGTTTGCCATATCGTTAATACCCACACCAAGCGTAGGATTCTCTTTAAACTCACCCTTTTGAGCATTCAGGATCATGTATTGATTCTGATAAAGCGTATCACCAACTGTTATCCCTGACACGATCAGTCCGGAACTATCGCGAACCGGATTAATTGCCAGTTCCAGATCACCTGTTAGTTGTATGCCTATCTTTTTGCTCATTAGTGTTTTATTTTTGTATCTTCATAATCAGACTTACTGAATGGTTGAGCCTGTGTTGCAATAGCTGTTGCCGTTCCGGTTTGCGCGGCTGCCGTTCCGGTTGTGGCAACTGTATGCGTATGTGTGTTAAATGCCTGTACTAACGTATTGAGTTTATTTGTCAACTCCTGTATTTTTACTATTCCTCCAAAGTCACCACCATTGATTGTAATTGTTTCCACTTCACTCCAACCTATAATTGCCAGGTCCCGCATTAAACCTTCAGACAAGTCAGCAATCAAAACCATGCTGCCTACTTTGGGTTTTATAAGTAAGTTTTCAGTATTACCATCAACTACTGCAGCCAGGCGAACGTCCGTATGTTCTATACCGTTTCGTTTAACAGTACATGTTTCATCATCAACAGTAACTACCTCTGCATTAAAGAAAATCAAACCCTGATTATCTACACCGCATATTTTACGTATTACGTCCCTTACTTCTGATCCTTTAGCCATCACTCAACTTTTTACCGATTTTAATCGTTCTTACTCCTCCGGATTTTGAGAAATTTGTTTTTACTTCCAATACATAATAATTACCGGTTTTATCCTGGTAATCCTCATCTACCAATTTAACCTGGTACCCGGCATCACAATACGGAACTAACCAACCGGTAAATGTTCCTTCATAACCATCATATACCCGACTTACATATTCGTTTTTGGCCTGAAGCATTAAACTATCCAAATCACCGGTTCCACCTTTTCTGTCAATTCGTTCACCACCGGTATCTCCAAACTCTATTTTATGTAGTTTACCATCTTTACCGGGATATTCAATTGAGACAATAACCTTTCGATCTTCTTTCTTTAAATACTTTAGTTCTGCAGTTTCAATATTCTTTGAAAAATCGTATTTTACTTTACCAAATATCTCAGAGTATTGAGGATGAACATGCAGTATATTTCCTTTTAAATAGATATTCGGCTTTGCTTCCTCCTGTATTTTTTTTAGTACATCATAACCGGTTGCATTGTTGATCACGAATTTGTCATACTTAAATTCATAATCGCAACTCAGTGTAAATCCACCTATTTTACCATTCACGTAATTCAGAACATCACTTACGCTTACATTTTTAAGTTCAATGTTATCAAGCGATTTCCTGTATTGGAAAAGACCATCTTCGCATTTTAGTATTAGAGATCCATTATCAGTTGCCGGTTCTTGTTGAAGGTAACCCTCAAATTCAGTTATAAACTTATCATCATATCCGAATTCAATCTTTACAGCATCACCACGTTTAATCTTATCATTAATATCAAAAGGGATATTATAAACTGCCGAAGGTAAAGTAATGGTTGCCGTATCACTCAATAATTCGACACTTCGAATTGTTTCAATGCTTTCAATCATTCCCAACTGATAAGTTCCAATAGTGACCTTCCACGACAGTTTAAACATAATTTAAATCCTATTTAAATCCCATTTATTACATCCCCTTTAGGGGCTTGGGGTTATTAATTCTTTATTAAAAGGTCATAATCTTCATCGCTGAAAGCTTTAATTATGAATGCCTGATTCTCCACTCCTTTTGTAAATGGAAAGTCGTATGTTTCAATGGCAATCCGTAATATATCCATTTGATTAAATACCGGGCATTTTACAGATATTGACTTTGAACTGTTTAAATATTTACGCAATTCAAGTAGTATGTTTTCCATAAAATCAGTATCCGGTTCTATGATAATTCCTGTAATTGTAATTTCCCAATCATCCTGACTCCAGTGTTCTTTAATTGATCCACGCTTTGTTGACTTATTTACATACCGGCGTGTAATAATATTTTTACTGGATAATGAAATGATTGGATCCACCGGAAAATCGAAATCAGTTAATCCATCAATTTGAAATGATAATGGAACTACCCAGTTTGTATTTTCAACAAATCCCGAATTTATACGGCTTGTCAGTTCTGCCGACGCTTCCACATCCTCCGACCCGCGTACTATTACCGTATCCCTGAAAGGAATAAACGGAGGCATAGCAAACCCAAGGGCATTTTGTGTTATGAGTGCTATATTTGTTGCTTCGTTTAAATCTCTTATTGGGTCAAACATTCGTGTAATTTATTTTATTACGTATAATTTTATTTAAGAAGCCGACTGTGCCGAATACAGCACTCTCAACAAAGCTGCTTCTACCTGACTCACTAAATCTTTTTCATTCTCTTTTACACCTCCCTGAAAAATGATACTTTCCACCATTTTACCCAGATTAATAGTAATAGATGTATTGCGGGTTCCACCGGTAGCTACTTTTTCTGTTCCTGCTTTTGTAGCTGCTGCACCTCCACCGGTTCCACCTGCACCCACAACTCCAAGCCCTGGAACGGTAGCTGTTTTAATTCCTGCCTTATCACTATTCTTTATTCCGGCTTTATTCTTTGCATCTATCTCAGAAACTCCCTGATGATAGGCTGCTCCAATGTTCTTACCAACTTCTTTGGCGTTATTTATTGCATTTCCAACTGCACCAAAACCAATAAGATCTTTACTTGCCTGATTGGCGGTTGCCCAGGCAGCTTTCCAGTCACCTTTAAAAAACTGAACCAGTGCCTTACCTAATCCACCCAGACCCGAAAGTATTCCAACAATCCGATCAATTATAAATTCTTTAATAATATTTCCAAAACCTTTAATTGCTTCCCATGCACCCAAAATAGCACCACGAAACCATCCAAACCGATTATAACAATAAACTATCCCTGCAACCAACAAAGCTATTAATGCAATTATAAAACCAATAGGGTTAGCAGACATGGCTATATTGACAGCTACCATGGCAGCAGCCCATCCTTCAGTAACCAACGTGTTGACAATGATAGCAGCTGTTGATAATCCGGTATACCATGTTAATACAGCCGTTTTAAGTGCTACAGCTCCAAGTATAATATTATATGCAGCAAATCCACCTCCTAGAATCAATAAGACATCTTTTATATCGTATAATGATTTTACAAACTGAATTCCAACCGAAAGAGTAGATTTAAAGTTATCAGCAAAGATTTCCAACGATGGAACTAATTTTTCCTGAATCTTAATACCAAGATCACCAACTGATAACATTATTTTACCGATTGCCTTATTATAATGTGCCATAGGAGTAGCATCATAAGCTGCTTTGGCCGATCCTCCAAACTCTTTGTTAAGTTCCGTCAAAATCATAGTCTGGGCAGCTGCCATATTACCCCCTTTTACAAGGCTTTTAATCAGTTCTTTTTGTTCACCATTGAAGTTTACACCTGCACGACGTAAGGCTGTTATACCAAGGATAGGATCTTGAAGAGCTTTACCAACTTGTAAAGCTGTTGAACTCATATCCGTTTTCATACGGGTACTCATGTCTGCAATGGCTTGTGATGCTGCCCCAAATGTTTGTTTTGATACATTGGGAAAAGTCAATAGGATAGACTGCATTGAAAGAACATCAGCGCGGCTACTTAAAGAATTTGCACTTATTTTTGAAGCAATGGCATCAATACTCTGCATCGTAATTCCGGCAGCATTCCCGGTACTGATAAGTCCGGCCTGTAATTGTGCCTGTGCCAGATGAAGCTCATGAGATTTTTCAACGCCTTGTTTCATCATATTCACTACCTGAAACATGCCAAAACCAATTCCCATGGCACCCAATACACCACCTACTTTACTAAATGCGCCACTCAAACCATTAGCTGATGCCTGGGCAGCATGTGCAAGTTGGTCAGTTCGTTGCAATCCCTTATTAGCAGCAACTATACCGTCCATACGGGCATTTAGCTTTATGATGTATTCGTATATATTTGCCATTATTATCTATGTAAATCTATTCTTAATATGTGTAAATCATTTATTGGCTTTCGCTTCCTCTTCACGTATCCACTCCAACTCTTTCCAGGCATTTGCCCATTGTATATCCGTCAGCAGGTCCGGATCGAGATGGAGGTAATACCGTAATTGTGCATTAATTTTTCTTATCCATTCGGAAGGTTGCACAACACCTTCCTCTATAACTTTACGAGTTCAGCTTCTTTTACCTGGATTATTTCAACAAGTTGCTTTCCAACTGCATAAAACAAGTCATCATCTGTTTTGATGTTTTCACTACCTCCTAACCAGCAGCCATTAATCAATACTTCATTGAATTTAAGGGCGTCTTTTGTGCCGGCAACAGTAGCGTACGATAATGTTTTACGATCAGGACTTTTTAAATAAGCAATATGACCATCAACGGTAACTGCAAATACATTTTTATTTTTTGCTTTCCATTCGGCAATTTGTTCAGGAGTTGCCTGTCCTATTAATTCTTTTTCCATTGTGTGTGTTATTATTTTGTTTTTAAAATAAAAGCAGTCAGCCAGCTATTGACCGACTGCTTTTGTTAGTCATTAATTTTATAGGTTTTAAATCGTTTGAGCTTTCTTTCTCAAAAATATAAATGGAAGTTTGCACTCCATAAATTTGTCACCCTGTTTTACTTCTTTGCTTTCTTCAGTAAACTGAAGGCCTTGCAAAATATCCGTAATCAGCATATCACCGTTACCGGGATTACCATACGCAACTACCGCATCCAGTTGAAGTGATAATAATGAACCATCGGCACTATTAGCCACCAAGGTTTCATATTCACTCTGCAAGATAGTAAGTTCACCCTCATGGCTCTTATTGCCTTTCTGAATTTTCAATGGCTCATTCCCTTTACCGTACACCACTTCCTTTTCCTGTTTGGTAGTGTATTTGATACCACGGAAACCTGTGATATCCTTGCCACCTAACACCAGGGTTAAGTCAGCAAATTCGTATTCTCTTGAATCAAACATGTTTTTAAAATGATTATACAGTTGTTGTTTTAAAGCCCAGGTACAAATCAATGTACTTTGAATATCCGAAAGGTTTAACCTTAAGCGATGCGATCAATGTCGAAGAACTGACAATGTTTTGTGAAGCATCAATAAAACACTGAACGCCGGTATCTTTTGGATTGCCAGGATCAACTCCCAGGTTGCCGTTCATATTTGTTTCAATGGCAACTTCAACTGCATTCTGAATACTTTTTACAATCGGAGCAGGAATAGAACCTGAGTCCGTCACCGGAACCTCGTTGCTCAATTCGTTTACCATTGTTTTATATCCGATCCGGTAAGCCTTGTCAATAACACGACGTCTTGGGATTAATGCATAGTCATCAGTTGGATCAGTGGCCAGTTTATCATCCGTAAAGTAATACCCGGCTTTCCCTACAAATGTGCGGAAGGTGACATACCCTTTATCGTTTATAATATCAGGATCACCCAGTTCAGCAGCTATAGCTCCAATAAACATTGAGTTTACAGGGATAGCACCCGTTTTTACACGTGCAATAGATCGTTGTACCGGAATAGCAGCTATACGACCTGCCATTAAGCCAACCGATGCATCCTTGCTGCCACTTACCGTGTCACCAATTATCACACAAACCCGGTTATTAGCTGCGAGAGCCAGATCGGTAAGAGCTGATGCCGTTCCGGTATAATGTCTTCCGGGCAAAATGGTAAACAGCGGAGCATATTTAGTTTCAGTAGCCCATTCACCTAATGCCTGGGCGTTGGTAATAGCCAGGGCAACATCCGAATCCATTCCGGTAGTAACTACAGGAACATACGCAATTGCATCACTTTTGGCAACCATAATGAAGTTAATAGCTCCATTTGCTGCATTAATAAGCGTTTTTGCATACGTTTTTGTACTATCAACCAGGTCGGACATAGATAAGGTATTAACAGCTGCTAATATCCATAATTTAGTACCAATGGGAGCTTCTGTATAGAATTCATCAACCGTTTTAAATATCAATGCATTTACATCGTTCACAGCGGAAGTAATACCTAACTTGGTCAATCCATCAGGTGAGGTAATAAGGTATGATGTTCCAGGAACAAACTTACCCGTTACTGCCACACCGGAGGCCAATAATCCTACCACGGCATCATCGGATGGCGTGGAACTGCCTAAAGCTCCGTTTTCAAAATATATTTTTACGCGTGGTAACATATTGTTTTTTTAATTTTCCCGTTGTCCATTGTTCCGGTACCGGCGGTAAGAGCTGCCGGTATCCCGAAACGTTGAACACACACGGAAATGGTTTATTGACGTACTTTTGAAATAACTTCTTTGTCCTCTAATGTAGAGGCATGGTTCCTGGCATCGGTATGTTGAAAAAAGGCGAGGCCGTCACTTGTAAAGTGGAACGCAATTGCATCCGGATAGTCTTTAAAAAGAGATTCCGATTCATCATAAAACTTTGATGTATTGCTTGCTTCAACTTTTGACACTGCAGGGAAAACAGGTAACTCTTGTTCTATTTCAGTTTCCGGTGTTTTCTCTACTTCCTTTTCAGTAACTTCCTTTTCAGGAACTTCTTTTTCAGGAACTTTCTCAACTTCTTTTTCAGGAACCTGTTCAATAACTTTTTCAGGAGTAACTTCACCTGTTTTTACAGGAGTCACTTTTAGATCTTCACTATTTTCTTTATTAGTCATTTTTGTATGTGTTTAATGTAACCGGTTATTATGACAACCGGTTACTAATTAATAACTACGCAACGATATCGCTGACAATGGCACCAATTGCCTGATTCCTTAGTGGAAGACAAATAAAATAGGTGCGGAAATTGGCAAGGTTTTCCTGTGTTTCAGGGTGATCAACAGCTGCACTGAAATATGATTTAGTTGTACCTGTTGCTTTCATCATTTGTGGAGCAAAGAAGGCAATAGAAGCCTGACGATGTGTTACACCAGGTACGGAACCATAAGCCAGTTTTGTTTTGGCTGCTACTACATAATAAGGACTATCGGTATATTCAAATACTTCGAATGAGAACAGATTAGCAATCTTACCGGTGGTATAATTGTGGTATTGTTCCACAAATTTTTGATCGCTTTGAAGCAAGTCATTAATATGATCAGCACAAAGTACCAGGCATCGCCCGGCAACCGGAACCTTCATCGTATCAAATTTCTTTTTTAACGCGATTATATCTGCACGAAGCAACATTTTACGTCCACCTTCAGGAGCCGTAGCACCGGTTGTTAGCAATACCGGAGTACCGGCAGCGTCACTATTAGGTGACAATGCATGTAATGCACGTGCATATTTTGTTTGGTTAATTGCTTCACTGTGACGTTCAATCACCGATCCCATTTTATCGTAGGAGATGGCATTCAGTTCGTCATCGGTTATACGGCTTGGTTTAGTTTGATATTTATCCAGTCCGATAGGTTTATCGGTGTCCGATAAGGTTTCAATTTCCAATGGATATGATGTGTTATTGATTAATACTGTTGGATCGCCACCAAGGTCTACAAAGTGAATGACATCATTTTTAGCATACTGGCTATAATCACGTATTCTACTAATCCACCCAATTGACTCCATGGAATTACGGAAAGCTTTTATCATTTCACCTGTCCAAACCTCAGTGAAAATTGTTGCACGAAATGCACCTATCGGAGCACCAAATAAAGGTGACACAATGGCAACCCCATTAAAAATTAACCCACCTATGACAGGCGCAATACCAACGGCTGCGAACATTACGCCTCCGGCAAAGAAATTGACCAATAAGGCCAGGCAAAACACTAATATTTTTTTCATTGTTTTATAAATTGGATTGTTTTTAAATTACTTGTTTTTACTACTTTCTACAGACCACCTTTTAAAGAGTAATCTCCGTGCCGTATTCAGCCTTAAAAAGCTTGCAATAAGTGTCCTTATCGTTTTCGCGCATAAGCAACAATTCGGCTTCAGGGACTTCACTCAGTTTCTTGAACTCTACAACTTCACCTTTTGAATTCAGGTTGATCACGTCGGTTGGTTTTTTGGATGGTACCATTAACTCCAGGGTAGTTTTCAGTACTTCCAGTCCGGAAGTTTTACCAAGGGTGATAAAATGATCCTTTTTATCTGCAGTTACCTTTTTAAGCGTAATAGCAGCTTCTACTTCCGTAGTAATGGCCAGATCACGTTGTGTTGCAGCTTCCGCTTCCAACGAAGTTACTTTGTCGGATGCCAACTTGATTGATGTAACTTTTGCCAGTATTTCGGCTTCGGTTGCCGTTTCCGGCAGTCCCAAAAACAATGCGATTGATTTCATTGATTCGTCGTTTTGATTAATAATATTTATAGGTTTTAAAAATTCATTGTCTCCACCCAGTGATAGTGTTATTAGTTTTCCATCAGCATACAAAGCCAGGGCATCATCGTTACCACCCATATCCACCACGCTAATTTCAAGAAGTTTGCTCTTTGTTACAGTGGCATACTTTTGACCAGGTAATAAATAAGCAGGATCTTCACTCCGTTCTTTCGGATCAAGTCCCGGACTTACCATACGCAAAGTACCGGCATCCCATTTTGCTTTAATTTGTTTGCTGAAGTCATCAACTTCGTCAAAATTCAACGTTCCCATTAAATCATCATTTTCAATTCTCAGATTGATAACTGTACCAATTGGAAGCATCCCATCCGTATCACGACCAAAAGGCCTGTTATGCATAAATAGCATGATAGGGTTCTTTTCAAATTGAACCATATCAATACCCGAAGTCAATACCCGAAAGCCAAAGCAGTTCAGTTTTGAGTTTGAAATAAGAACATCGTAATTCATGTTATTTTAACTTTAAATTTAGATATCGCACGTTTTTCGTCGACCTGATTGAGTTGCAAAGAAATAGGAATAAAACCACCTTAAAAAATAGGACTGCCATTCTGTCAATTCTATTTTTAATCATGACATAAAAGCACCAATTTTGCATCACAATCATATTCGCACTTAAGTACATTAGCACAATAAATTATGTCCACAAAAAAAGAACTGGAGAAAAAGAAAGAATTTGCACGCATACTTTACCTGCAAGGTGATGCTCAAAAAAGTATTGCAGAGAAGGTAGGAGTAAGTGCCGTTACAATGAGTAAGTGGGTAGAACTGGGCAACTGGGCAGCAACCAAAGCAGCTGCTAATATCACCCGACCCGAATTAGTCAATAAGTTGTTGACGGCAGTAAACAATCTAATTGAACAGGCTAATACAGAAAAGAATCCTGTTGTACTTGCCGGATTAGGGGATAAGCTTTCCAAGTTTGCAAGTGTCATTGAAAAGCTGGACAAAAAGGCCAATATTGTAGATGCTATTGAGGTATTTATGGCTTTTGGAAAATGGATCCAGTACCGACAGTCATTCGACTCAGAAGTTACTCCGGAACTAGTGAAAGCCATTAATAAGTACCAGGATCTTTATATCTCTGAACACTTAACGAAATAAACCCCAAGCCCCTAAAGGGGATGTTAAGACCCAGTTATGACTTTATCAGAACAAAAAGAAGCATTACGGATATGGAAGGAACATTGTACCTCGGTGCAAAATCAGACTACCATAAATAAATCAGAATCCAATGCTGATAAGCAACGTCGTATTGATAAGGCTCGTAACGATTATGATTATTTTGTTGCTTATTATTTTCCACATTATTGTACCGATAAGGAAACCGGGAAAGTCATTCCTAATGCGAAATTTCATACCAAAGCAGCCAATAAGCTAAAAGAGAACCGGGACATTCAGGCAGCATTTATCTGGGCACGTGGTCATGCTAAATCTACCCATGTGGACATTATGATTCCGCTTTGGCTTAAATGTCAAAAGAAACGTGAAATAAACGTGATGGTTCTGGTTGGTAAATCCCAGGACAATGCAAATACTTTACTATCCGACGTACAGGCAGAACTTCAATACAACCAACGATACATTAATGATTTTGGTAAACAATATAATGCTGGCAGCTGGACAGAAGGTGAGTTTGTAACAGTAGATGATTGCGCTTTTTTTGCTCGTGGTCGTGGACAGTCACCCCGTGGACTCCGGTACAAAGAGAACCGTCCGGACTATATTGCAATAGATGACTTGGATGATGATGAACTGGTAGAAAATGAAGCCCGGGTAAACAACATGGTCGATTGGGTAAAAGAAGCCTTATTCGGTTCATTTGGTCCTATGGGTGGTCGTTTTATTATGGTTGGCAACATGATAGGTAAAAACTCCGTACTGGCACGTATTGCTGCTATTGCAAGCGTATATGTATTAAGGATTAATGTCCGCAATGCAAAGGGTGAACCTTCATGGCCTGAGTTCTGGACAGAGTTACGTATCAAGGCAAAGGAGCTTTTTATGGGTTACCGGGCATTCCAAAAGGAATACATGAATAATCCCATTACAGAGGGTGCTGTTTTTAAAAATGACTGGATACGTTGGAAGAAACTCCCACGCCTGGATAAGTACGAAAGCATTGTAGCCTATTGTGACCCTTCTTTTAAAGGAACTACCAAGAATGACTACAAAGCCATAAAAGTGTGGGGTAAAGTAGGAACAGAGCTTCATCATATCAAAGCCTTCGTTCGCCAATGCTCCACAGGTGAAATGGTACGATGGTTTTACGATCTGCACGAATCAATGCCGGAAGGTGTGATTTGTGATTATTACATGGAGGCTAATTTTCTTCAGGATATTATCCTGGACGAATTTACTACTGAAGGTAATTTGCGCGGGTATCAATTACCTATCCGTCCGGACATGCGTAAAAAACCGGAAAAGTTCCAACGGGTTGAAGGCGTGAGTCCATTATGGGAACGTGGTTTTGTCTGGTATAATGAAGCAATGCAAAATGACCCTGATATGTTGACCGGTATTGAACAGACCTTATCATTTGAAAAAGGAAGCCGGACACATGATGATGCTCCGGATGCTGATGAGGGTGCTATTTACATTCTTCAAAAACGTACCAGGGCAGAGATATATTCACCATCCGTTGGCCGACGTCAATCTTCAAAAAATGCATGGTAGGGTAAACCCTCGTGGTTGACCTATTAAATATTGATTAAACACAATTTAAACACACATTAAAATGGTAAAAATCTATTTTTGGTTTGCAAATAGCAGACGTCAACGTTTAGCAAGGCGTGCCATCCGAAAAGCTAACTGGATGTTTGAAAAAACAGGTGCTAAATTCTTTTGCCTATGGTATAAAGGCCGTCCGCTTGTCAAATCAAAGCAGAACCTGAAAGAACTGATTAAGGAAGGTACTTTTACAAAAGGTCTGACAATTCAGGATATTGAAAAACTGGCATTTTATTGCACCCGATAATCATTAATCATTTATCACTAATCACTAATTATGATATGTTTTTAACCTCAGAAGATTATACAGCCGTTACCGATGCCGTCACACTTGATGTGATTCAACAGTCGGATGAACTCACACGCCAAAAAGCGGAAAAATACGCAATTGAAGAAATCAGTTCTTACCTTAGAAATCGTTTCGATGTAGCTACCGCATTTGCTGCTACTGATGATAATCGAAACGCATGGCTTGTAATGATCACTTGTGATATTACACTTTATAATCTCATTGCCTGGCTACCAAAAAAGATGGGATTTGAAATACGCGAAACACGTTATAAAAGTGCCATTTCCGGTCTTAAAGATGTACAGGCAGGAAAAGCATCCCCTGAACTTCCACCTCTTACTGATTCAACCGGTACCGATATAGGAAGTGACATTAAATACGGATCACTTCCAAAAAACCGTAATGACTGGTAACTTCAAACTTTAAACTTCAAACTTCAAACAATAATGAACTATACTCCTGAGATGCTCCTGGCAATGGATAACGTGAAACAGGAACGCGTTAAATCCATGATAATTGAACTGGCTAACCGAACTCAATATCTTACTAAAAAAGACATTGGTGATTGGCGTGCAGCATGGCAACAGGCCATCCATGTAGAACATCCCTGGCGTGCCCGATTGTATGATGTATATACCGACGTAGAAATAGACCTGCACTTAACAGGAGCCATAAGTCAACGTAAAAAATTCGTACAACGTAAATCGTTTAAACTTGTTGATAAGAAGTCTAAAAAAGAACTGGAGGATATCACTGAACTATTCGAAGCCGAATGGTTTAAAAATTTCATTTCCCTGGCACTTGATTCAACGTACTGGGGTCACTCGCTCATTCAGTTTGGTGATATTGTTACAATAGATGATAAACTTCAATTCCAAAACACAACACTCGTTCCACGTAAACATGTCACACCAGAATACGGAGTTATCGTAAAGGAAATTGGCGATCTTCCATCAATGGGCATTGATTACCGTTCAGGTGACCTGGCTAAATGGTGTATTGAAGCCGGAGACCCTCAAAGTTTAGGATTATTCCTAAAATTGGCACCTCAGGCAATCAGTAAAAAAAACATGCTTGCTTTTTGGGATGCATTTGGTGAACTTTTTGGCATGCCTATCCGGATAGGGAAAACTACCAGCCGTGATGCAAAAGAAATTACCAAGGTCGAAAAAATGTTGTCTGATATGGGTGCAGCTGCATGGGGTCTTTTCCCTGAAGGCACTGAAATTGAAATAAAGGAAACAACCAGAGGAGATGCTTTTAATGTATACGATAAACGCATTGAACGTGCCAACTCTGAAATGTCAAAGGGAGTTCTGAATTCCACTATGACACTTGACAACGGCAGTTCACGCAGTCAGTCAGAAGTTCATTTAGAAATTTTACAAAATGTAATTGAAACTGATGCCGACTTTATCCGGGACCTTGTGAATAATAAGCTTATTCCATTTATGATCATGCACGGATTCCCGGTCAAAGGACTTCGTTTTGATTGGGACAGTTCCATTGATTATACACCTTCAGAACAGATCGCATACGAAAAGATGTTATTAGATGCCGGTTATGAAATTGATAAGGAGTATTTCAATGAAAAATACAATGTAAAAATTACAGGTAAAAAAGAGCCGACTAAACCAACACCACCTGTTCCACCAATACCACCAGTTCAACCAACTGATAAAACCAAACTCAATTTTTTTCAATAAGCCCTGACTACTACTCAGGGCTACACGAAGCATTAATTGAATTATATACAAATACGTCGACAGTTCAGTTGGCTAAAGGTGATATTCCTCCTTTCGATTCAGCTATTTTTGATCGTGCTGTTGCCTGGCTACATAAAAATAAGGGCATTACACCGAAAGAGCTTATTAAAGGCGCACCTGCCGAGCTGATAGGCGAAATAAACCGGATCCTGTATGTTGGCATTGATAAGGGAATAGCTGCAGCAACGTTGAAGTATGAATTACCTGAAACGGTTATAGCAGCATTGCGTCAAAACACCTGGGTATTCTCAGGGATGAAAACATTCCACGAACTTCAACAGGCCTCAGAACTGTTGATTACTGACAGTGGTGAAGTAAAATCATTTGATGCCTTTAAACTGGACGTTCAGGTAATCAATGACGAATACAACCTGAACTACCTGAATGCTGAATATAATTTTGCTCAACAGTCAGCCCAAACAGCAGCGCGGTGGCAGGATTATGAAAAGGATGGCAGCCGTTACCTGTTACAGTTCCGCACTGCAGGTGATGCCAAAGTACGTGCCGATCATGAGGAATTAAATAACACCACACTTCCTTTGGATGATCCGTTTTGGAATGAATACGTTCCACCACTTGACTGGAACTGCCGGTGTATGGTGATTCAGGTAGGCAAAGAAGGTGCAGAGCTTTCAAATTCAACGGATGCCATTCAACTGGGTGAACAGGCTACAACCAATATGGTAAATGGAGTCAACAAGTCTGCTATGTTCCGTTTTAATCCAGGTAAGACATTATCTATTTTTCCGGATAAACATCCTTATATGGCACGAAGTTCAAGTCCGGATGAAATTAAAGAAGCACAAAAGGAAGTAACAGACAATTATTCTGAATAAAGCAAGTATGGATGTTAATGATTTAAGAAAACAAATTCTCACCGATATGAAAGTTGAACTCTTATCTGAGTTTGACAGGAATTTTGAACGGAAAGCTTTCTTTAGTCAGAAATGGCCGGCACGTAGACGTGAAGGAAAAGGGTCATTACTTGTAGTTCGTGGAGGTGGAGGGTTACGCGGATCAATTAGGGCAAGTGTACTATCCGATGCTGTAAAGTTCTATTCAGGTAATCCATCAGCACAGATTCACAATGAAGGGGGTGATATCACCGTTACGGCAAAAATGAAAAAGTTCTTTTGGGCAAAGTATTACGAACTGGGAGGAAAAGTAAAATATAAAAAAGATGGTAGTACTTCGAAGGGCAATATAAAAATAAGTGAAGATGCTGAGTTTTTCCGTAACATGGCACTCATGAAGGTAGGCAGTAAAATCCATATACCCAAACGTCAGTTCATTGGTCACGCGCCAGAAGTGAATAAAGCAGTAAAAAAGATTTTCGATAGCACACTAAAACTACGACTTGAAACGGTAATAAAACAAGGTTTAAAATGAGAAAACAATTATATTTAGCCATCATTTCACAATTAAAACTTATTCAGTTAAACGACCAGGGTAAGTATATTACGGCAACTACATTGGATAATAAGAAGTCATCCATAAAGCATTTTGATATTTGGAATAACAATCTTCAATATATTGAAGAAACGCCACCTTTCGATTGTCCCGCTGTTTTTCTTCAGTTCCAACCTATCACATGGGAAGCAAGAAGTAAAGGCGTACGAGGTGCCGATGTAAGCGTTACACTCCATGTTGTTACTGCCAACCGTGCACCGTCGGCCAAAGAACTGAATCATGAAACAAAAGCCCTAGAATTCTTTGATCTGTTGGATGCCATCAATTACAACCTTTACAATCTCAAAGGCGACTTCTTTCGTTACCTAACCTCTGTAGGTTCTGCCACCGATCACGACCATGATGATTTGATTGATAGTATGGAAACTTATTCTGTTCAGGTAACTGATAATTCAGCGGTGAAGATACTGCCTACTATATCAGTAACACCGGTTGTAAGTGTCGGATTTAAATAAAAAACCCCTGTGCTGATTTGCACAGGGGTTTTTTATTTAATTATTTTCATCCGCTATCGCCAAATTACGCCAGTTTTCCGTATCCGTAAAATCTTTATACCATTTCATTTTAAGGATATAATTTGATCGAATCATTGCACCATAAGAGTTTTGAGCGTCAACACCAATCTTTACTATGACAGTACTATCAGGATTATATCCAATATGTAACTCTTCATCCGGAAACTTTGCAGTGGATGGAGCTTTTAATACCTGTTTAACGTATTGTTGAGCCATCACTTTCGAATAATAATAAAGAGAAGTACTATCTATCCCCTTTTTTAAGTTTTCAGCTACCTTATCATTGTTTGAATTTTGAAAAACCCCTACTATTGCAATAATAATCGCTACTATTATTAGCAAACCAAGGCATCCTTTCGACATTTTCTG